ACACTACCTAGAAAGGTAGTGGTGCGAACTCGTCGAGAGTTGCGCCAGTCTGGTTGTAGCATAGCTTACCAGTAGCGACAGTGTTACCTCTTAGGTAACTTAGCTCTCTGATTGCGTTCTTGACTAGGTCCTGAACCCAGAACCCGAAGGACATGTTAGGGTTAATCAATAGATTAACAATCTTAGATCTGCTAACATTTGAGTACTTGTACTCATAGCCATTGGTAAACCTAAGGTTAACAACCTTAGTGAATGGGTTAACGTTGATTGCCTCGATGCAATCTGATGTACGAGCTGAAGGAATTGCTGTAAACATGGCAAAAAATTGTAAATTGAACAGTGAGTAGAGAGTTGTAGTTAAGTTATATTATCTCTCTCACCTATTCTAGGAGAGAGAATATAACATAACGTAAACAACTCTATCTACCTTTCCATTGTAAGCCCTAGTTGAGCATTGTTTCAACTCATCTTAACATTCTGTAACAATATATAACTACATAGTAGTATATTATTGTTGTCTCACTGTGTCTCAAGCTGGCAACAGATCGCTTCTCTCACGCGTCACGTATGTCGCGAATGTTTAGCTCCCGCTCGGCTACGCCTCGCTCCCACGACCAGCAGTGCTGTCTCTTGGACAGTACTACATTGCTTGACAACCATTGGTATCACTGGGTTGTGGCGAGCGGTAGCGAGCCGTTGGACTCGCATTGGACACGCATACGCGATCAATTAACGCGTGCGTGCCTGTGCGTTAGAAGAGCACCCCTCCATGGGGGATCCTGCCGGCGTCGACTATATATAATACACCTGACAAATTTCTGTCAAAAATTATGCCTGACCACTATCAGCTAAGAATTGAAATAAACCCTTATCTGTAAGCACATGTTTGTACATATCGTCAAATACTTTTGGCGGTATGGTACAAATGTGTGCACCGGCTTGAAATGCTTTACCAACTGTAGCAGCATCACGTATGCTTGCAGCTAGTATTTTAGTATCTGATCTGTTATGACAAAATACTTTAGCTATTTCACGTATTAGTCCTATGCCATCATGTCCGTTGTCGTCTAAACGTCCAACAAAAGGTGACACATAGGTTGCACCAGCTAATGCACAAAGTATCGCTTGACTAACACTAAACACTAACGTCATGTTAGTACGTATGCCCATAAAATTAAGCATCTTACAAGCCTTTATGCCCTCTGGTGTGCAAGGTAGTTTAATAGTAGCTTGGTCTATCCATAACTTACCGTATTGTATGCCATTTTCTATAAGTTTGTCTGCATACTTACCATCTACCTCTATTGACACGTCTTGTACGCCTAAGTCTTGTATTAAGTCAGCGTACACGTCGTCTGGTTCCCTACCACTTTTCTTAATTAGTGTAGGGTTAGTAGTAACTCCAGATATAACACCGGAGTCTAATCTTTTATCTATATCTTTAATAATAGCTGAGTCTAGAAACAGCTTCATTTAAAAACTCCTATACGGGTGAGAACGTACATTGTTAGTATCGTCCAGAATAGTATTTCTAATCCTATATTATTCATCTTCTTCTTTGGCTTCAGGAAAGTATCCTATAGTAAAACCGCCATCCTCTGTCTCTTCTACAACAGCTTTGTACACTGGTTCTGACAACTCGTCCATCTTTGCGTGGTAGTCGTCAATAGCCATGTCTACGGTTTGTTCTGTTTTTATTTGAATCCATCTCTGCTCTAATCCAACTAGCATGCCTAGTATTAGAAAGTTAATAGGTGGGAAAGGAGTTTTCAAACTCTTATATAACTCTTTGAAGTGGCTTATCTTTAGTTTATTTTCCATGGTATACATGTACGATTGATCCGCATTGTTGACAAGAAAGATTGGTAACTATCTTATGTTCTAATCCTTCTTTTTCATCTATATCTTCATCTCCACCCCATATAAGAGGGATGTTACATACATAACAGTTCATAATTAATTTAGTGGTAGTAGTTAGAAGTGATATTAAAAAGAATATCCAGCTAACAGTGGATGTATTTAGTGAGGGAGAGTCCACCCTTCTCTCCCCTATTAACCCGTGACCGGTCTTAGACCCACGTATGACTACCTTTAGTACCTGACTTGCCTCGAGCCTCTTTACGCTGCTCTACGTCTAATCCTAGTACTAAATGGTTGGTCATTGCCTGTGGGTCATCTATAAATTGTTCTAGTATATCGTTCCACTCGTCTCTTTTTCTTTGTTTGATCTGTTCCTGTGCTGATATAGACAGTGCATCTATGTAGTATTTTACACCTTGCGCTAGACAGTCTAACCTGTCATCGTGTTTAACTGCATACTTCTGTCTACACATGCGACTCATTTGATAGAACAACATGTATAAAAGCCTTTCTTCTGGAGGAGCTTCTCTGTTGGAGTTATAATCCCATTCGATGACAGACTTGTCAACAATAAGACGGTGCTGATTAAGCACAGGCTCGAGAGTATCAATAATCCTGTCTTCTTTTCTAACATTAGCTCTTACCTCTTCTACTAATATACGTTGTTTTGTTTGTTGTAAATGCTTTTTAAATAGCTCTGCTACTATACCATCACCAAAGTTAGATTCTATTACGAGTGTATTTACGTTGTATTTTTTACAACCTTTTAGTATGTCTAACAGGGTGCTGTCGGAATACCCATCCCTATAGGAACGCATTTCGTGTAAATAGAGTAAGCCATTTTTTTGCGAAATGTACGCTGCTGCCGTTTCGTCTGCTCCTCTACCGGAGGGGTCGACTGAGCAGATGGTTTCTTGGTAGTCTGTCCATTCCCCCTGTATTTGCATCGGAGAGTAGAAGTAGTCCCCGGGTAAACCCACTGTGGGCAAATCCTTAAGTACGTTCCTCGGGTCTGAGCACCATACGATATTGTCGGGTGCTTTAGTAGGATTGACGCTAGTAATAACAAGGTCAGCCATTTTGAGAGGAAACTTCTCAGCGTCTGACAGACTTGTATCCAACATAAACTGCAACATAAAGTTGCTACGTCCCATAGATGCTTCCCGTTCAACAAGGTCATCTTCGCTAAATCTGTCATCTGTAGGTGTCCATGGTGTTACTCCGTTGTCTATATCTTCTTGTAGCTGTGGAGCTATAAGTCCTTCGTAAGGGGTATTGTTTCTTGGGTATCGCGCGGTCCAAATAAATGGTTTGTAATTCCTGCTTGCCAGCTTACGATAAATAGTAAAAGTAGTCTGAGGAGTCCCGAGATACATAATACGGCTATCGTCTTTTGGCGTAAGGATCGACTCGGCTTCTGTACAGAGTTGGAGGAGTTTTTCACGCATCAACTCCGTCATGCTGTTTCCCGGTACCTCTATGTCGTCCAGAATCATTAGGTCTGCTCTGCTTCCCGTTAGCTGACCAGTAATACCAACACTTTTGACTGATGGTGCCTGATGAGGTGAACATAGAACGTCGAAGGAAATTCTTGACCATCTCGCGTCGTCGCTCTTTGGTTGTAGGTGACTTAGCCATGGTGTTTCAATAATAAGTTTTTGTAAGAAGATACTCATGTTGTCAGCTCTTTCCTTAGAAGCTGATATAATCATTATCTTCTTTTCTGCGTCATTGAAGAGTGTCCATAACACGAATGCTCCAGTAATCCAACTTTTTCCGACTCCTCGGAAGGCTTGGATCTGTAAACGTTTTGGTCCGTGTTGTAAATAGTCTGCAATGGCGTATTGTGCCCTAGTAGGTGAGGGTAGATCAAGCTGGTCCCATAATGCCTGTAGAAACAGCTTGAAATCGCTCTGTAAGGACGTTAAAACGTCTGTCATGTAGATTGGTTAATAAGTTGCTCAGTAAGCTTCTTGAGGTCGCTACTAACGCCTGATGTGTAGTTTTTAGGCATTGGTATAACACCTAATTCTTTTCCTGTAGAAACTTCTAACAAAATTAAATCTTTCATATTAGATCTATCTGTTTTAACAACAACATTGTTGCCTTTTTTTCTAATCCAGTTATAAAACCAATATTCAAAATTATTTTTATATTCTCTAGCGTAATGATCTCTAGCTATAAATAGATTTGCATTATCATTAGCAAGTGGTCCATTTTTTTTCCACCATTGTTGACCACCCATAATAGCTATATCATGTTCAATACTTGCTACAAAATTTCCACCAGCAGCTTTTGTTGCTTCGTTTTCGTTTCTAACTATAGCTTGTAATCTTGCATAGTTTTCTCTTGCTGCCGGAGAAGTAAATCCTACTTTATTTCTGTTTGCTTGATTTGCACGTTTACGCGCTGCATTTTTTGATTGATCTTGTAATTGTAATGGTCTTTGACCTTCTAAAGAAATATCAGTTTGTTTAGTAGGAGTAGAACCCCCACTAACAAACATTTGCTCTTCACCTTGCCAAGTACGTGACCCTTTCCCAAACTCTGCATCATAATTTTGAGTTATTTGTTTGGGTGTAATCTCAGGATTTAGTTCACGTGCTCTATATCCGTAAGCTTTTAAATTCTTACGCATACCTTGTTTGCTAAGTGCAGACTTTACGTATTGAGTTTTAGCAAGTTTACCTCCGCCAAGAGCTTTAGCGATTATAGTATCTATCGCCATTAGTTTTTACTTCCTAGCTTTCTTAGCTGTCTGAGAGTTAGGGTATTTTTTGATAAACTGAGCCTTAGTCATTTTACCTTTTTTCATAGCTTGGAAGTCTTTGTTCTTTGCTTTTAACTTGTCAACCCTTGCATCACCAAGTCTTGCTCTGTTTTTAGCTTCGATAGAAGACTTACCTCTTTTAGCTGTTGTAGTAGATGTTTTAGTATCAGTAGTTTTACCTTTACCTTTGTATGTACCCATTTTTGGATACTTAGCTTTATTTCTTTTAGCAGAATCTTTTGTTGCAAAATCAGATAATTTTTTTTCTGATTCTTTATATCCAGCTCCTAAGTTAGACATTCCAGTCTTAGAGCCACTTTGTTGTTTAGCTATATCGTAAGAAGATTGAGCTTTGAACGTAGACATTTTTTTCTTTTGTCCAGTTATCTGTCCTCTACGATTAACTTGGCGTAGTCTTCTAATCTTAAGATCAGTAAGAAATTTCTTTTGTCTTTTCTCACGTTTTTTAAGACCTTCTACCGTATTTGTTCTTGACATTTTATTTAATGTGTTGATGAATAATTAGTTCTCGTAATGGCTGTAATCCAAATACTTTTCGCATCCATCCGAGCCAATCGCTACTACCTTTGTCCTGATTACATTGTCTGCACGCGCAAACAACATTTCGTGTAAGATCCTGCCCACCTTTGCTACGAGGTTTGACATGATCGAGTGTAAGTTCATTAAAATCATAAGTTTTTCCGCAATAAACACATGTACATTTGAAGTGCTCTTTTACTGCTCTTCTCCAGAGCCGTTTAGAATCTGAACTTGTCATGGTTATTAAATTTTGTAAGTAATGTTTTGGACTAGGTAGTAGAGGGGTCATTTACGTATTTTGAGTCTGCTTTTCCTGTTTTTGGATGGACTTTGGAGTCTGCCCTTGGTAGTACTCCCCGAATAGTGAGCAGCGTCTTGCCCATCACCATTTCCGTAGGTACCAAGTTGTCTATTAAGTCTGTTTGCATTAACACGCAGGGCTAATCCCTTTTTTGTTTTGTTGTATTTTTTTTGTTGCTTGAGTCTAACTGCTCTAGCTTTTGGGTTGGATCTGTAGTATTTAGCTGTTTCTGCCATAGAGTTTAGCCTGTACTAATTCTGGATCAACAGTTGGCATAACCTGTGCAAGTTTTGACAAAGGGTTGCCGTCATAAGCAACTCCACTAATATCATTAGCTTTAAGCCAATCACAAGCTGCTTTTAAGTCTTGAGTAGTTGCCTCTCCAGCTTTGATGCGAGAGAGGAACTCCTTTGTAACTAGATTATGCAACTCGTTGAATTGATCTTCGGTTGCTTTTTTGTTCATTATCTTTTAGCTGTTTTAGCTGCACGTTTAAAATTAGCAGCAGTAGGAGCACCTTTAGCTCCGGGTTTTCTCATTTTTTCGCCAGAACCTTTTTTAATTCTTAGACGTTTGGCGTGAATGTTAGCATAGAGTCCGCGTTTAGCCATTATCTATACCCCTTCTTTCCGCCTTTACCTTTTGAGCCACATGAGCCCTTGCCTTTATGTGCCATTATTTTTTCTTCCTTATATTTTTAGAAATAGCTTTAGCTACTCCCATAGGTAGCCTAGGATTTTTAGCCATAAGTTTTTTAGCTGTGCCGTTACCATTTTTTTTAGCAGGAGGTCTACCTCTTTTAGAACCATAAGTTCCTTTTCCCATTGGCATAATTAACATTTCCATTTGCGAAGGGCAAGAGCCTTACGAGTAGGCTTGCCGTTTGGTTTTTTCATTGGTCCTTTTACCCCTGACATACGGGCGCAAAATGATCTTTTACGAGGACCTCCACCGGGTTGCGGTGCTTTTAGATTAGAGCCTGTAGCTCTGTTGTATTTTTCTCGACCAGCTTTGGTGAGTCCGCCAGTCCGACTTTTATGTTTGCCGATTTTTAAACTGACGTTTGCCATTAAAGTCCTAGTCCTTTTTTAACTACTGCAACAGCTTTGTCGTCTAAATCGTTATCTGTTTGTGCAACTAATTTTTCTAGGCACTGAATAACAAAAACCTTGAATTTTTCTGATTTTGCGAAGCTCAAGATTACTGGTTTAAGGATTGCTAACATTGTTTTTTAATAGTGATTGAATAGGTACTACATCGGAGCATATGTGATATACACGTGACCCGGGTAGCAGGGTAAAGCCTTTCTGTTGTAGCTCGGCACATTTGAGCGCACGAACTAACTCGAAGTCTAATTTGTTTTTTTGTATCTGACTTTCTGCCATGCGTTCACATTGCTTAGTCAGATCTCTATTAAGGGGAACCATAAAATTAATTTGAAAACCCCAGTTTTCTGAAATTACATAACCATCTTCTGTCTGTGGTTCTGTATCGTTGCCCATATAAAATGGACTAAATGTCATCGTGCTGCCATTGCAAGATATGTTGCTACCAAAGGCTTGTCGACTAGGAGCTCCATTATTTTGAAATTGTACAGCTTGATTTGTGACATTTCCCGTCGCGGCTGCCACGGGGTTGCTATTATTATTGGTATCTCCTTCTGCAAGTACAGGACTTACTGAGAGAATACAGAGAGCGATGTAGTAGTAGAGTTTATTGTATAGTTTCTTGTAAAGTCTATCTGCTCTACTAAGCCTGCTGCTCTTGTTGTGGTTTCTAAGTTCCACGGTAGTGAATTGTTAGTTACTGAAAATGTTGTAGCTGAGTCTGATAAATTTCCAGATGCAGTTACATTATTTCCTGACCACGTATTTACGGAAGCACCCCACACTTGGCGTTGCTCCGTCTCCACAATAGTTTGAGTGGTAGTGGTCGTTGAGTTCATACTCCCTGAAGTAAACTGAGGAGTGACAGTATTGGCTCTAGCTATGCCGGGTGATAGCAGAGCTAAAAGCAGAATTAATTTCTTCATGCTTTTGTTGTTGGTTTTTTAGTTTCTCCGTTTCCGTTTTTCTTTCCGTTACCCGTGGACAGCCCAAAAGTTGCCAGCGCACCCGTAAAAATCGAGGCTACGAACGTGATATCGCCTGCTGTAGCTGACTTTTTAATCATTGGCAGTTCGACATAACTTAATGTAATAATAAATCCACTCCATATAACAACACCAAGTCGCACTGCTGCACCTAATATTGCCATTTGTTCTTCATGGTCATCAACATTTTCTTTGAGCTTTTTTAAGAAACTTTTTGGTTGCCCTTTGATTGGCTTAATTTCTTCCATGTTGTTTTTAGTATTGGTTTTAATGCAGTAACCGCCCATTTAAAAGCTGCTGTAGCTGTAAGGGTGGCTGCTACAGAGACAACCGCAGTTGTCCCAGCCGTTACTAAAATTTCATTTTCCGGGACAGGCATTTTTAGATCTGTAAACGGTATGTCTACTTTTCTTATACCCGTTGCTTCCGGTTCATCTGATGCCTCTGCCTGTACTCCCTCGGGAGCTTCTAGATCGCTAGGCGGTACCACCATAGGAATGTATGATGGTACGTCTGCGGTAGGTAGAGGTATAGATATTGTCTCAATTTTCTGAGGAGGAGGAAGTATCAGTTTCGGTATTTCCATCTTCTGACTCCCTGTCTTTTATAACAGCTTGTGTAGCTATAATTGCTTGTTTACAATTTTGCATTGTGTCTAAAGCTTTGTTATGAGCTTCTACAAGTTGTTCAAGTTGTGTTTTTAATTCTTGAGTGGTTGGTTTAGTCATTTAAAATTTTGTTATTCAGGTTTAGGGTATTTGTCTTTAATAGCTTTGATTTCAGCTTTCCACGCATCAAAACCTTTGTGATACATGATATCAAACTGATCCACAATAGCAGGATAATTTTGTTGTCTTTGATTTATGTATCCAAAATTTGCTTTTAGTTCAGCATCTTTAGATACAACTTGATCCCAAGTAACTGGAATGAGACTGTTATCTTTACTTTCAACACATATATCATCAACTATATCAGTTATAACGTTATATGCTTCTTTAAAAGTAGCTTCATCTTTTACTTCGTTTTTGATTCGTAAAATATATTTACTTTTATCAATACCTAAAGCTAATAAAGCTTCTTGTATATCTTCAATTATCATACTGCTACCTCCATTGCTATTGATGTATATGATTTGACACTTCCACTACCAGCTGTGTCACTATATTTTGCATATATTTTATAAGTTACTTGAGAGGTTGTATTTGGTGAATCCATATAATCTATAGATGATGGTGCCATTAAATACTTAGTCGCATAAACGTTATCTCTTTGATATAAAATATTTTGATTTATTAATGTTGTTGTAGTGCTACCAACTGTACGTGTTACTTTATGATTAGCAGCTGGACCTCCCCAACTTGTACCACCATTAGTTTGTAAAACCATACTTGAAAAAATAGCTACCTTGTTACTAGAACTTGACGGTGTAATTTGTAATTCCATAATTTCAGAATAAGAACTACTAAGAGATTGATCTCCACTTGTAAGATGACCTGAGTCACTGTCTGTACTTATAAGACCTCCTGAACCAAGTGCTGAACCGTTTACAGTTATTGCACCAGTAACATCAATACCAGTTGAAGTAGTTTCAATCTTTTTATTGTTGTCGTGATATAACTCTACTGCACCGTCTTGATTAGCAACTATACAAAAATCTTTACGAGATAGGTTATTTCCACTGCCATGAGCTGTCCAATCACCACCAGCAGCAGCAAAAGAAACAATCTCTAAACGGTCGTTTGTTGAACTATTAATAAAAGCATATCCATCATTATTTCCTCTCATAACTAATGAACCAGCGTGGTCACTACCATCAGTAGCTAAAATTTCTATAGCTGCTTCATTACCTCTTACTGTAAGGTGTCTGTCAGATGCTGCACTACCATTAAAACCATATCTATAGTCAAAAGAAGAACCACTAACGGCTGTTCCACCATTAATTACTAAACCACCAGAAATGTCACAACCCCAACTTGCAGTTTCAAACTTTTTATCGTTGTCGTAATATAGCTCTACACTTCCGTTTTCGTTACCCTTTATAATATTCTCGCCTGTGTTATAACCTGATACTCTAAAATCTGTAGATTGTAGTATTAAGTTTCCAGTACCAGAATCTTGAATGTAGCTGTTGCTGCCGTCATGAAATATAGCAAGATCTTGGTTAGATCCAAAATAACTTTTTAAATTATCGTTTTGATATTGATGACCTGTAGTTTGAAGTTTACCAGTTATATAGACTCCATCAGCTTGTGTTTCCAGCTTCTTACTGTTGTCGTGGTATAGATCTACTGCTCCATGTTTATTACAAACGATTGCTAACTCTGCATCAGCAATTTTAAACAGCATTGAGTTTTGAGTAACAATTTCTAGGTTATTAGTATTGTTATCAATTACTGAATCCGTGCCATTATGATAAATCTGTAAATCTGCACCAGCACCAAACGTAACTTTTTTATTATCCGTTTGAATTTTTACATCACCACTATTTACATCTAAATTTCCTGATAACGTAGCTCCAAAACTTTCGGTATTAAACTTTTTACTGTTGTCGTAATATGCTTCAAATGCACCGTTTGCAATGGCTTTAAAAGTATATTCATCATTTGAAGTTCTACCCTGTAAAGTATCTGCATAAATATTTAAATTACCTGTTGTATTATTTATGTAGCTATGGCTTCCATCGTGATAAATTTGGAGGTCATTACCATCTCCAGCAATAAATTTAGTACTATCATTAACCTTAATACGATTTTCAGTACCACTCCAACTTGCTTTAGTTGTACCATCTGCCTGTTTAAAAACAAAATCTCCTTCTACCTTTGCTCCGTCAAGATAAGTATAAAGCTTTTTAACACCATTATAATATAACTCAACCTCTCCGTTTTCTACAGTCTTAATCATGTACTCACTAGAGTCGGAACTAATTATATTTACTACACTTCCTGATATTGCTAAAGATCCAGTTCCAACATCTTTTATGAAAGACCCATTTCCATCATGATAAATTTGTAAATCTGAGCCAGCTCCGAATACTAATCTATCATCTGATGTGCCACTACTATCTCCAAATGTAATGTTGTTACCGTTACTTTGTAAGCCACCACCTAGCTGTGGTGATGTGTCATTAACTAAGTCAGTATTAACGGCTGCAAAACTTAAGTTACCACTAGAGTCTGTTTTTAAAAAACCATTATTTACAATACTGCTAGGAAAAGTTAGCGTATAACTTTGTGCAGCACTGTGAGGTGGTGACTTTAGTTTGATACCATGACTCTGTGCAGAACAGTTTAACTGTAGTGTACCATCGGCACCTCCAGCTCCACGTACTTCTACTACACCAGTTCCGTTAGGAGATAGTTTAACGTTTCCGTTAGTTACATCAGTTCCTATATTACCAGCTTCGATATTATCTAGACTAGCTCCGTCAGCTGCAATATCACGACCATCTACGTTACCAGTTACAGTTATGTTGCCTGTTACGTCAATACCACTAGAAAAGTCTGTATTTGCATTTATGTCAATGTGACCATCTGAAAGAAATTGTACTAAATTACTACTAGAGGTGTTATTTCTTATATTAAATGCACCGTTAGTATTATTTATTTCGTAATCAGGGTTATTATCTGTATCATTAAAAATTAACTTAGGTGCAGTATTTTGTATTGTTTGATTACCAGTAAACGTGTTAGCACCTGTACCAGCCAAGTTACCAGTAGCTGTAACACCACCTTGCCAAGCTGAACCATTGTATACTCTTAGCTCATTAGAGCTTGTGTCAAAGTAAAGATCACCAGCATCATTATTAGTGCCGGGTGCAGTACTATCTACACGGTATCTATCTGCAAAAGAGTTTACACCACTAAGATTGCTTGCAACAGTATTTACATTAGCAATAGACCCACCAACGTTATTTACGTTTGTTATAGACCCTGCTACTAATCCTATGTCAGTACCGTCTGCTGCTACTACGCCTATATCAGAGGCATCTGCTGCAACAGCGTTTATGTTTGACGTATTACTAGCTACGGTATTAATATTTGTAGCGTTACCAGCTACTGCTGTTACATTGCTGTCAATATTAGCAACTGCTGTTACATCACTATCAATGTTAGCTACTTTTGTTACGTTAGCACTATTACCAGCTACAGTTGTTACCTCTGTTGCCTTAGGTACTAATCTGTGAAATGTGTATGTATGTAGTGTACTTGTAGATTCTACAATAAATCCAAACCCTGTAGGTATGGTAGATGTTACACCAGTTATCGTAATGTTAGCGTTGTCTGCTAAGTTACCATTACTTATAGTAAGTGTTGTACCACTAGGAACTAAGTTACCAGTCGCTGCCTTAATACTTAATACGGCTGCTGACCCTGCCTGACCCTGTGGGTTAGTGTTAGGAAAGTGTTGCTCGCTTTCTATAATATCAAAACCACCAACATCATTTACAATGTCAATAATTCTGTCGTTAATAGCTGCGGTTGTAGCAATAGTTGTATCGTTATCTGGAAATGTCTGACCATCTTTTATTGTGTCGCCAGAACTTATGTTGAAGAATCTAGCGTCGGCTGCTGCCGAAGTTAAGAAGGATGTATCGTTAGCTGTAGCAGCACCTTGCTCGGCTGCTGTTATAACAGTTGCTCCACTTAATTTATCTGAAGTTATAGACCCAGCAGCATAGTGCTCATTATCTAAAGCACCAGCAGCTATATGCTCAGAGTTAACAACATCATCTTGTATGTTATCTCCATCTATTATATCATTAGCTAAGTGTACATGATCTATAGAACCATCTACGTAATGCTCTGAATTAACTGCATTATCTTCTAATTTAGTGCTATCAATAATGTCAGCTTCTAATTTAGCTCTTGTTACAGTTCCATCAGTTATTTTGATTGTAGTAACAGCGTTACTTGCTAACTCATTAGTAGTAATCTGTGAGGCAGCAATGTGTTGTGTATCAATCGAATCATCTACATAATGCTCAGAATTAATACTATCGTCGGCTATTTTCGTACCATCAACTGCATCAAGTCCTATTTTGGTGACAGTAATAGAACTATCTTGTATATCTTCAGTTTCTATCGGACGAGTTTGTAACTCGTGTATTGCAAATAAAGCTTGTTCTTGGTTAGCGTTTAAATCTATTGCACGAATAGAAGAACCAGCAGCAAATACAGCTTTAGGATCTTCGTCACCGTTTGTTTTACCAACAGTTGTTTCTCTATAAACTCTAACACGTACACCTGATTTAGGTGCTCCAGAAGTTTCTTGTACAGAACTGTCTACACTGGTATTGTTAAAAGTTATTTTTGTAGGGTTGCTAACATTGTCAACCGCATATTTAGTTGTCGCTTGTGTTACTCCATTAAGAGCAACTTTTACATCTTCAGTTTGTATGACTGGGAAAGTGTAAGTAAATTCCAAATCGGAACCATTAGGCGCACCTCCCCCATTGTCGGTGTATGTAATTGCCATTTAATTAATTAGTTATTTAGGCATTTCTAGAATTTTATCTATTGTGCCTTTGTTTGCTTTTCTATTTTTTAATTTTTGCTCTCTTTCTTCCAGTAATAACTTTTGGACATCGTTATCATTTTTAAGGCTTGCCCAAGCTCGTTTTTTAGCTCTGTCAAACTCTCTCGCGATTTTTTTGTAGTGGGGGAATGATTTAGGTTCAACATCTGATAATCCATTTTTACGGTGCCAGTTCATTTCTGCAATAGATATTTGCATATTTTCTGATTCAGCCATCTTATCAAATTTAGCTAATAAGTTTTGTTCTCCTATAGCTTTTTGGAACATTGATCTAACTTTTGGACTGTCAGATAAATCTGTTCCATCTGGAGCTGAATACGTAGAAGTTCTCATATCATAACCACTGTTAAATAAAAACTCTCTACCGGGTGAGTAGTCTAAGTTAAAATTAACAGGGGAAAACGCATTAAACATACGAGTAACAAAATCGTGATCCTTAATAGGTCGACCAGTTAATATATCATACTTAATAGGTAATGGGTCGCTTGCTATGTTCTCAGTTATTAAGTTTCTATTTCTTATAGAACTTTGTAAATCAGAACCTAACTCTCTAGTATATGGTGTTAGTACTTTACCTATCTCATTTCTAAGACCAGATAAAGGTACCGTGTTATTCATTAAAGATGCAATAATTCTATTAGATTGTCCGGGTTGACCAGAAAATAAATCTACGAATGATTGCATACCAGCTAGATAGGACTTACTTGTAACTGTACTTCCCATTGCCATAGCTAGTTTTAATAATCTATCTTCAGCCCATTCTTCACCCATTAATTGTTGGTGATCTCCTATATCTCCTACTAATGCAAGTATTTGGTTGTAAGGTTCAAAGGCATCATAGTTTACCCAGACGTCACCAAGTTTTATAGTTCTTGGTTTCCATCCCATATCTAACCATGCTTGTCTTTGCTTTCTATCTGTTGGTCCATTACCGTGTAAATTACCACTAAGATATGCCATAGATGCCATAGTTATAGCAGCAGAACCTATTGCTAGTCTACCATTTTGTATAGCTTTAGCATTCATCAAATCTTGTTGAGTATAGATTCCATATTGTTGTAATTCAGGAATAGGTTTTTTTGCTTTAGCTATTTGGTTAAATTCTTTAACAAAGAAGTTAAAACCGGGAGTATGCTTAGCAGTAAGTGCTAATCCGTTGATACCAGTTCTAGCAAATAGGAAAAAAGGTCTAGCCCATGGTGCTTCATCAAATGCTTTAGCTAAGTTCTTACTAAATCCAGTTAAGTCTTGAGTAAGTGTAGCTTCTCTTCTACTAAAATCAGCCATCTCATCAGCTAAACTACCGTCAGGTTTAAAGATTTGTTGATTAAATATATCTTCTTGATTCTTAAAAAATGTTTGATCTAGGTTACTAAAGTTACCATCAGGTAAACTGTCAGCAGCAGCTAGAAATGCTTTTTCTCTTGATCTAGCTCTACCTATCATTAATGCAAAGGTATCGTCAGTAGCTGCCATAATCTTAGTAGAATATGTAAGAAGACTACTATCATTTAAACCTCTAACCATGTTAGCTGTACGATATAACGCTTTATCTACTGTATTACCTCTTGTTTCTGCCCAATGTCCATACATTTGCCATTGGTCGTCTAGTTTATTTCTTTCTACAAATCTAGTTTTCATAGTTGACAATTCGCCAGCCCAATAACTATTTAGTCTTTTTCTAAAATATGCAAATGATTCTGGAACCATCTCACGCATTGCATTGAGAGAAGCTAATCCAGCTCTAGTTACTGCTGCATCACCACGCATTAAACCTCCCATAGCCATTGCTAAAGGTCTAGTAAATGCTGCGGTAGATGTACCCATGATTGCTCGGACTGATGTCTTAGGTCCAGATAAAACACTATGAGTAAACATAGTACCCATCTCTCTTAAGAATGCACCAGTTTTTTTCTTATCGCCAGCAAATGTACCACCTCTCATTTTCTTACGCATAAATACGTCAAGATCATCTAGTGTGTGTACACCGTCAGCCATAGATATTCCTTCAAATATAGTCTTAAACACTTCATCACCGTCTTGTTCGGTAGTCATTTGTAAAGCTGTACGGAAAGCATCTACACTTTCTTGTACATCTTTCTGTATTGCTTCCTTAAACTCTTGAGGTGTTTTTCTTATACGTGCATCACCAAATTCTGAAAACATTTGGGATACTTCAGAACTAGATATTTTTCTTAATTCTAATCCAGCAATTAGTTTTTCTACCATTTGTTGTGCAGGACCATCAATATCTTTAATGTTTGCAACGTCAACTAATTCTCTAGCAGTTATACCAGCATCTCTAATGTCATTAAACAAAGAAATATTAACCATGTCTAATGCTTTTGCATATCTAGGCTGTATAAATTCACCAACTATCACTCCTTCTTCATCCTTAACTGGTAGTGATGATTTAGTAATCTTTTTAAAAAACTCTTCTGTAGTTACATCACTTGTGTTTCTACCTTCATATACAGCTCTAAAAGTATCAAGGTCTTGACCTATACTTTCTTGTAAAGTCTTACCTTGTCTCTTAGCAGTTTCTTCTAGTTGTTTAATAAATCCTTGACTTCTAAAATTACCAAGAACTTCTTTTATAACTTTTTCTGTTTCACCCGTTCCTTGAGCCATTCTACTAATCTGAGTGTTAGACAGTAAAGAACCTGTACTACCTTCCTCTGCACCCCATTCAGTTTTCATACGTTTTGCAGATTTATCTACCGCTTCAGCAGTGCTGTTAGAAGTTGTAGCTCCTTGCCAAGGGTCAGCAATAGGCTCGTTTTTTGGTGCTCTAAACCCAGCGTCTTTTGTTTGAGATTTAGCTTGTTCTCTTTTTTGTACTTCTACACTATCTAATCTAGACTTTCTAAACTCGTCAAACTTAGATTTAATTGCAGCTATGTCTTCTCCTGCTGCTGCTTTTAATTCACCTCTAGCATCATATACTCTTTTAGCTGCATCACTTATTTCTTTACCAGCTTTTATACCAGTATCAGCAATGCCTGTTGCTATAGGTCTACCTTTTGTTACAGCTTCACCGGCAAGCATTTTAGCTAGTGGTGTCATCTTAAATATAGTTGCATCAAATACAGCACCTATACCCATACCTTCTACAATATGTCTTAGTTTATTTAAAGCTGGATGGTCTGTATCTTTTGTAGCTAAAGCTGAATCAAGCCATGGATATTTTTTAGCTATGATTCCTGATAAGTTATCAGTTTCTTCGTTTTTAGAAAATACATCATATTTTAAACCAGCTAAAGCACCTTGTTTTAGGTAAGCTCCAATCTTTGCACCTTGAGCTACTTTGCCTGCACCACCTGTTAAAGCAATGGTACCTACAACATCTGTAGCACCTCTGACTAGACCACCCCACCATGTTTTAGTTTCGATAGGGTCGCCATCACCATACATAAATTGGTCCCATTCTGTTTTATAACCTTCTTCTGTTTTACCTTCTTCCTCCATTTCACCACTGAAAAAATCAATGACTCTTTCTGGAGTGGTAATAATATTAGAAGCTATATCTCTAGCACCAGCTCCTAAACCGATAAATGTATCAGCTACATAGTCGCCTGCTGTAGGACCTTCTGGTTCTGGTTTAGCTTCTTCAGGTATAACCTCTTCAGGAACTTCCTGTTCTGGTTCTACTATTCCATTTTGTATATCGGCAGCTTGTATGTTTTGTACTACCTTTTGTGTGTCCTCTTCGGACATACCCGTACCAGAAATTCCTATTTCTAGTGTAGGGTCAAATTCTTCATTCATAGTTACCACGGTAATTATAGCCTAAGGAAAGGCTAGTAATCCGCAGTTACTGGTCCTTTCTCATTAAGCCTTTTTTGTTATAAATAGAAGTTTTTACGTTCTGTTCTCCTGCTCCTTCTACTTCAAGTCTTGCTCTTGTTATGGTAGAACGAGTAGGAAATTTATAGATAAGATTTAAAACTTTATCGTTATATTTATTTTCTTGAGGTTTATATTCTACACCATCTGAATAAAACTGTAGTTGTGAATTAGCTAAATCAATAGGATTAACTCCCATTCTCATAGCTAGATCACGATAATAGTCTGGTATATCTTTAGCTTGTTTTAATGGAGTTTTACTCCACATTAATAATTCTTGCTGTGAAATTTTATCAGCATTGATTTTTTGTTTTCTCCACTGACCGTTAGCAGATTGTTTCAAACCTTTTTGAATTTTTTTACTATATGTATTATCTGATGGGTCTAAACTAGGATTCATCAGAGAATCCTTTACTCTTTCATTACTTAATATTTTTTCTACAGCAGCTTGACCAGCTCTCATACCATCTTCAGGTCTACCTACAATCTGACCATCACGTACAGTAGCTTGTTCGTAAGCGTTATTGAATACTTCTTCTAGACCAGAATATAAGTTTAACCATTCTACTGAAGCAGTTTCTGTACTTCCAAATGTATCTCCTGTTCCTTCGTCAGTGTATGCCTTTAGATATTTAGCTGCTGTTTCATGTAAATCTGTTCCCGGGACGAGAGCACCTGAAGTAAGTATTTTATCTTTGTACTTGTTAAAGATTGCAGTACTTACATTTTCCATTTCAAAATCATATACACCACCTTGGTAACGTATAGATTGTTGAATCATGTCCTCTGCAACATCGTCTGGTAAATGACCTTTTAAAGCATCTGATAGTTCTATTGGTACGTAACCATCATACTTGCCTTTATAAAATTGGTACAGCATTGCTTTTTGTTCGTTAGTAGGAGCTTGCATACTTCTTATAACTTCTAAATCAGCAGCTATACTTGCTTCTTGTTTTTCTGCTCTAGCATCAGCACCTTGTTTAGCAGCACCAGCTAGTTCCCCTTCAAGACCACTCCATTCTTTCCAAGAACCCATAGTCTTAGTAGAACCATCACGAGCTGTAATTTCGTGACTAACTATAGACATAGCTTCTGGGTATGAAATAACATCTTGCTCAACTAAACTAATTAAGTTTTCTTTAAATGCTGTTCTACCAGCACCAATAGTAGTTCTATTTCTAGCTGCATATCTTGCTGCCCAGTCGTGAGCTAGTTGGTGTCCGTCTTCTGGATTAGCAGTAACAAAACCCATCTGTATCATTTTACTGTCAGAGGCTACAACTTGTGCTTGATAATTAGCTTCTCTTTCTATAGCTTGTTTCTTACGTCTAGCGTCGTCAAACTTATCTATCTCTGGTTTGACTACAGTAGCTACAAGAGCTTCGTTTAATCCTGCAAATTGTTTTGCATACTCAAACTTAATTTTTGTATCTAGAGCTGCCTGTTCAGCAGGAGATAGGTTATCTAAATGTCCAACAGAAACTGACTGACCATCTCTAATAACATCTATCTTAGTTGTTTCGTAAGCATCATAAACATACTGGTCGTAGTCTTTGGCTTTTTGTAAAGCATACTGTTCTGCAACCATATACTTTTCCCAGCCTGCCATGTTACGAAATTCTTGAGCGGTGATAGAGTCACCGGTTTCAGCTTCGTACTTAGATGCAAATTCTTGAGTAGCAATATCATCGTCAAATAGTTGTGATCTTTGCCCTCTAAAATGTTCTTCTAGTTCTGGACTTACACCTTTAGTAAGTATGTCTAGTTTTATCTGTGCTTCTCTATCTTCTCTAAATTTCTTTTGTCTTTCTTGTAATATGCTGCCAAATGTAGATGAAAGGTCAGATAACTGACTCCACATTTTTTCAGTGTTTCTTACTCTATCGGCAGCATTCTTTTCTAAACCTTGTAGGTATCTTTCCTCTGACGCTTGTATAGCTCTGTCAGATGCTTCTTGTTCTGGAATAACGTCAAGTATTTCTTGAGGTGTTACTGATTGTCCAGTTATATTAAAATCAGGAATTATGCTCATTTAAAAACCTCCGGCACCATACATTTGATAAAACTGTGAACCAACTCCCATACTTGGCATACCTGTGTAATAAGTATTTGCTCCATAACCATATGATTGTCCTGCACTTACAGTTGACTGTTGTGAGATTGATGGATTTTTACTCATATAACTATTTTGTCCACTATTAGCAGGCATACCTTCTAATCCAGCACCTAGTGCCTGACCCATGCCTAGCATTAAAGTCATACCTACGTTCTGCATTACTGGTTTTGGAGGCGGTAAATCTGCTATTGGTTGGATAGCTACTTTTCCAAAGGATCTGTTTAGCTGTCCTTTTAAATCTCTATTAATATCTCCATATACTTCTCTAGCGTCATAGCCAGCTTCTCTCAAACCTCTGGATCTCATTGCTTGAGATATACCAAAGTTAGCATTATTCTGAACTAATTGTCTAGCTACGCTTGCACCTCTAACTCCACGCTCGGCTGCTGATGCTTCAATCATACCTTCGTTGACTAACATCTTTTTAAAATCTTCTTGATTTTGTAAAATGGCTAGAGATCTTGCGTTATATAGTTGTCTTTGTACTTTTGAATAAGCTCGTTGAGCTGCAATGTTTGACTGGTCAACCTCTTGTTCAAATTGTACTTTTTTGGATGCGTAAGTAGTTCTTGTTTGCATCCATTTACGTTCTCGGACTTTTAGCTTATGCTCATAAATCCTACGTTTTTCTTTGTTCGCTTGGGACGCTGCTGCTGCGTTGCCTATGGCACCGACTGCTGGTCCTATTGCTGCTGGATCGCACACGGCAAAATTCTATAAAGGATAAATTGTTTGGTCCGTAGGGAAATCTCCTAAGAAATTTAAAACCTAAAAACCTAAGTAACTTAAGATGTATTTTGTTTCTTTCGTCAACAAAATTCCACAGTAACTTTTCTTGTCTTGAGTTTACATACCTTTTTGCTTCTCTAGCAAATGTATGAGGAAACTTTAAAATAGCTGGGGTACATAGCATCCATATTTGTCCACCATCGTGAACTCCTGCAATGCCACATATCTCATCATCTGGGTTAGTAAAATAGACTGACTCAGAGTTATGTACTCCGACAACCAGAGCATTTAAAGGGTCATGTCCATGACCTTCTTTTACTTCCCGATAATCGTCGGGTAGCAAGTTAGAAGCTACACGTAGTGCAGCCTCTGTTGTTGCTGGGTGAATGTATTTACTCATTTAATGCGTGTTGTAATTTATCTATGGTATCTTGCATCCAAGATTCCCAAGGATTACCTAGGGGTAGTTTCATACCTTTATACATACGGTTCTTTTTCAACCATTGACTGTATATACGTACTTCTTGTTCGGTAAGGGTGAGGTTATACACGTTGATAAAATTTAGTATTGTAAGCTCCTTCCCATGTCAGGTTATGAATAGTAGCTGGAGCTGGGTGTGTTGATTTAATTGTTATTGATACGTTTTTATTAGAATCATATATAGGTACTTCTCTTATTATATTATCATCTACTACTGATGAAGTGTTAGCTACATATTGGTCAGCACCTGTTAATTCAAATAATTCAGTATATGAAACTCTACCTGTTCTGTTTAATGTAGTTTCATATAACCCTACCGGACCAAATCCTAACTTAGCTCTATGCAATACAAGACTAGATCTAGTATCAGCTCTAAAGTTTTCTCCTTCTCTAGTTACATAGTAAAAAGTAGGTAAGTCAATTTGCATAGTAAATTGATGACCAATTAAAAATGTTTGACTAGACCAATTACCATCTATAGATAAAGTTCCATCATTGTTATTTGTTATTAGTCCATATCTACCTAATTGATCTCCAGAGTCAACATCATATGCTGCTAATTGATTTGTGCTTTCAATACCAGTAGGTTTAGCAAATGTTGTTTTATTTGTTGTAGCACTGTAAGTATTAGATCCTGTTGTTACTGACATTAAATGGTCTAAATGTACTCTATTTTCTGCAATAGCAAAAGTATTAGAATCCATCTTAATACTATATTTAAGTAACTGATCTTTATTACTTGCACCATTTCTTACAACTACGTATAAATTATCATCTTGCATACAATGGTATTGAATTGTTCCAGTCAATGTCCACTTAAACCAAGCTGCTAACTTTCTTTCTCTAATACTGTCAAAATATCTATAACCGTACAGTGTAGATGTACCTTCTTCACTAAAAAATATAACTGAGTTTTCTCTAGAGTTAGATATAAGTTTTAAATCTTTTTCAAATAATCTAGCAACTACTGCACTCTGTTCTATAACCTCTGGTTCACCTTCTCTTTGTACCTGTGCCATCTCAAAAAATCTTGAGAACTTACCGGCATTATCTAAGAACCCGACAGTAGTACCAAGAGAGATAGGATTTGTAGCAAAGTTAAAATTGTAAGTAGCGAGAGCATTGATTTTAGCGGTAGTTGGGCTGAACACGTCACTATCTGTAGTGAGCATAAATTGTTGATTTTTAGAAAATAATAATAAACCTGTGTTTACCTGTATGCCATCATAAATAATAGCAGGATATTCTGAACTAGCTGCTATGTCTATTGGGTCACTAGCTATAAGTTGTATAGCTGACTTAGCAAAGAAGTTAGTAAAGTCTCCCGGACGAGATAACACTATATTTTCATCAGCAAGTATTGCAAATCTGTTTCTAAAAAACAACATTTTACTAATACCTTTACCTATAAATGAAGGTTCAGGGTTAGTAACATCATCACCTACTATGGCATCATCCCATTGAGGGACAGAATATTGTGTTCCGGAAATAGTGTAATTAGAACCGTCTAGTTCAGATAATCTAAAATTACCGTCAGCAGTTCTAATCAAAAGTAGAGGCATTTTAGATTTTTTAAATTCAATTAATCTACCCGGTTTCGCACACTCTTCCCATGTACCCTCACCATCTCTACCATTATTTCCAAAAAATTTAACAAAATGATTATCCTCATCAGCAACACTATTAATAACTTCTACAACCATTCCATCTTTGCACTGAGAGGGTAAATCGCCTACATCGTTAACTTTACTAGCAATAACGTTTAACAGCTCTCCTACGGGCGTAGAGGCGTTGAATACACTGGTTCTTTTTATATGTAAACCTGTACCGATTGTAGTTATATCACTGTCAGCTATATTACCGTCTGCAACGATAGATGCTCTAATATCACCAAGAATACTCTCAGCAGTAATAGTCGTCTCCGTGTCAAATGGTGTAGGTTGTGGTCTAACTAGGGCAAGATTTGCTTGAGCTTTAGATGTACTGATAGTGTCTATTGTAACCTTATAATAAGCATCTTTCATCCATACATAAAAGAAATCACCTTGCAACCAACCTTCTCCACCATGTAGTAAATCGTGGGTAACTGTATATCTTGCTTGATATGTAACGTTAGATCCTGAACCAAAAGGTACTGATTGACCAGTAGTGGCTATACGAAAGTATAAGTTTTTCCTACCAGTTTGATTTATTTCTGAAGAGTTAACGTTACCTGATGTTGTTCCTGAGTAACTAGAAGTGTAAGTAAATGTAGTTGAACTAGGTACAGTTGCAATACTTTTAAATTCATCTGTACCATTACCAGTAAGAATATCAAAATACATTTGTGTTCCTGCTGATAATCCATGTGGTGTAGCTGTAGTAACAGTTACGGTACTACCACTTCTAGAGTAAGTCCCTCCAAAAGCTTTTTTATGAATGCTTACATTATATGTATAATTAACATCAGACCGATTTCCGTTTGCAAGAGTACCACCAGTAGCTGCTTCATCAACTAATTCTTTATTACTGTCAATACTAAATATACGTGTACCTACATTAGGTGCAAATGAATCTCTACCGTCTCCAGCAGACTCGCCACATCTATTTTGGTTAGCTCCTCTATCAGCATGTGCTTGCATCTTATTATTTGAATCACAGTAGCTGTTACTTGAAGAAACTTGAGACACATTGATTCTTGTAGCTGTAGTCACTGTAGTGAAATGACTACTTTGAGTACCATCTTGGTCAAATATATTTAATGAGTACTGTTTTGAATAAGATATTTTTTTTAACTCGACAAAAATTTCTTTGCCAAAATTTCCAAGAGGTTCTGTAGTAGTGTCCATTTCTGTAATAATGGATCTATTATTAAGGTATGTAAAATCGTTTAAAGTTAGTGTTTGTAAATCTTCGTCATTTGTGTGCATCAAATAATTATCTTTTACAGTAACATTACTTGTGCTAATACTTCCACTTGCTGTATCTTCAATTCTAAATGTATTAATATCTACTACTTGTGTTATAGAATAAAGACCATCTGTAGCTCCACCAGAAGTAAAGTCTAATTCAACCGCTCTGCCAACATTAAAATCGTGGTTACTTAAAGTAACAGTAACTGTATTACCAGATCTAGTATAAGTAGCAGACCTTGATCTAGTAGTATTACCAACTACTACAGACTTTTCTGCTCCAGTTAAACAGTCCCACATTTTAATAATGCCAGTACGTGATATCTGTCCTATATATTGTTCGTTTTCATCACGATAGTAATGAAACCATCTACCGTCTGCTGTAGAGTTATTTGAACCATCAGATAAAGATGCCACAAACTTTCCAGCCGGTCTTTTTGTTAGTCCTTGTGTAACGTCAGGTAAGGCGTTCACCATGTCTTTTACCTGACCGGGAATCTTTTGCTCGTCAGGTTGTTGTGAAATGCCAGCCGTTAACGCTGGAATAGTTTGTGTA